GTTGCAATCTCGGCACTGGTGGTGTTAATCAATAACTTAATGTGAAAAAGTTATTAGCTGTTGTAGCTGCAGTATTACTAATAGCTACTCCTGTATATGCTTATCATACTGAAACACAAACACCTTATGATATCACTAACACAATAAACAATGATGGAAGTATTACAGTTAGTTGGCAAGAGAGTGATGGATTAGAAGATAACCAACCTGAATACTACATAGTTTATATAGGACTTACAGAAACTGCTGATGATGTATCAGAACAAACAACCTTTGGTTTTACAGAAGCATTGTCCTGGCAGAGTTACACATTTACAGCAGAGTATTTATACAACGAGTTGTCTGTAGATAATCAAAAGATATATGCAAAAGTAAAAGCATTCCACGATACTAATGGTACAACTAGCGACTTTACACCAGTTGAAAGTGTATTATATAATTATGATTATGTACCTGATACAACGACAACTAGTTCGTCAACAACAACGTCCACCACGTTACCTGCGGCAGAAGATGTGGTCGAAGATAATGTCACTACGTACTTGGCTTGGGACGAAAATGGATGTGAGCACCCAGGTAATCCTTTATCGTATAAACAATATTTGGAAGCCGTAGAGAGTGGAGACTGGTATGGATATCAGCCTGGTGATTGCACCGATATACCTGATGATGTTATTGTTGTTATCGAGGAAGAAGAGATAGATGAGTTGGACGAAGAGATACTTCGAGATGACGACTTCGGAGAAGAAGAAATTCAAGAAGAACTTGAGGTCGAGGATAGTGAAGAACTCACCGAAGAAGAACTAGCTATTATAGAAGCTGAAATTTTAGAGGAAGAAGAAGAACTTCTAATACTAGAAGAACTAGAGGATAGCGTAATACCTCTTGATGATTTATCTGAAGAGGAGATAGAAGAGCTTATAGATATAATACAAGAACTAGAAGACTTAGAAGAGTTTATAATAGAGGAAGAAATTATAGAGTTAGATATACCTGACGATATAATAATTATAGAAATAGAAGAGGAAGAAATTGAAGAAGAAATTATTATTGATGAGACCGATATTTTACCTGAGACTGATGAAGCAACAGAGGAAGTTTTGGATGAGCCAGTACAGGAAGATGTTGAAGAAGAACCTGTAGAACTTACTGAAGAAGAAATAGCTGTTGAGGTAGCTGAAGTAGAAGAGGTTATCGAATCTATTGTTGTTGAAGAAGCTACTACCGAAGAAGTTATTGAAGTACTTGAAGAAGTGAATGACGTAGGTGTACAAAATTTAGAAGATGTATCTGAAGAAGTACAAGAAGTTGTACAAGAAATAGTAGAAGATGCTATAGATAATGTTGAAGAACTTACAGAAGAACAAGTTGAGGTTGTTGCTGAAGTATTACAAGTTGAAACTGAAGATGTTGAAATCATTGCAGAGGCAGTTAAAACAGATGAAGCAGTAGCTGAGGCTGTAGAAGAATATGTAGAGCGTGCTGTAGAGAATGCAGACGTAGAAGATTACACACTAGCTGACGTAGTTACTGAAGTTCAGTTTGAAAATTTTATAGAGAATCCAATAGAAACACTGGTGGACATAGACCTAAAGGAAATAAACCTTTCTGATTTGTCAGGTGATATGACATCTGACCAAAAAGAAAAAGCACAAGAAGTTGTCGTGCCAGTTATCCTAACTAGAATAGCTAGTATGGCAGCATTTATATTTAGGAGAAGTTAATGATTAAGAAATTATGGTCTTGGTTTGTTGCTGCAATAAAAGAAACTTTAAATCTTTCGTGGACCCTTGTGGGGCTAGTGATTGCGACACTTACACTTACTGGAAGTGCACAGCAAATTACAGGATTAGCTACTATAATTACATTAGCCGTATGGTTGTTAACCATAGGCTTTAGAAATTAAGGAGATATATGTGTATGGTAACCACTGAAGAAGATGGTTCGTTTATACAAATATGTAACTGTAAGAATGGAGGCTTAGGTGAAGCTAACTGTAGTTAGAACACAATTCGGAACAGACGCAACTAATGGAATACTATTAGTTGATGGTCAGTTTGAATGTTATACACTAGAAGACCAGTACCAAGCAGTAAAAGTTATGCACGAAACTTGCATACCTGAAGGTACATACAACATTAAGTTTAGAAATGTTGGTGGTTTTCATACTAAATATAAAGAAAGATATGGTGCTGCACATTATGGTATGTTGCATTTACAAGATGTACCTAACTTTACTTATATACTTATACACGCAGGAAACACAGACGAGCATACCTCAGGTTGTCTTATTGTAGGAGAAACTCAACAAGACTTAGATATAAGTGATGATGGGTTTATCGGACATAGCGGCAAGGCGTACTCAAAACTATATAACAAGGTAGCTAAAGAAATGTTAATAGGAAAGAGTGTATCCATTCAGTACACAACTATAACTAAACTATTAGAGAAGCCATTATCAAATGCTTCTACTGATGATGTTGTATTAACAAGAACTGTTATGGAAAAGCTAGAAGAAATAAATGGCAACGTTATACAAGGCAATGCTATGTTGAAAGGTAGATTAATTAGATAATGTTTGAGAAATCAAAAAGAGCAAGAAACCAAGACGGCACGTTCAAGAAGGATGTGGGGTGGACACCTTGGTCCGAATCGTGGGAGTATAAAATGAGTAATGACTTAAAAGATATGCTTGAGCGTGTGGTATGGACATTCATAGAAGCCTTCATTGGTGCATTAACAATAGCACCACTTGTAGGTGTTGAAGCTGAAACAGTCCAGTTAGCTGCCCTCTCAGGAGGTGCTGCTGCACTCGCTGTCGTGAAAACATTTGCCGCTAAGAAAATTGGTAAAAGTTCTCAACCAGTAAGCAAGTAGTTTAATAGCAAAGCCGAGGGTGTTATCCTTTCTACCTCGGCTCTTGCTTAGTTACATTTGTGGTATTCAATAATTTCTTCAAAACAATCTTGACAAAAGTATTCCATACCAGGTACGGGATGTGACATTAGAAAGGTGCTTCGCCTTCTTTAATATCATCTAATGATTTAGGCTCAGGTATAGACATACCGTTAGACACTGCTGCAAAATCTTGCCAACTCTTTGGTGTAGCTTTGTTATCCATCCACCAAGACTTAGCGAATACTTTACCATCTACAGTATCTCCTGCAGTACAGTTACCCATTAGCGTACATCTAAAGTCAGGACTTCTTTGTGTTGTTTTTTCTGCATCAGTAAAGTATTTAACAGAGCCACCACACGGACATAAAAGACCCGTATCATCTATAGCTATTTCACCAGTAGGATGTTTATCTCCTTGACGTTCTCCATATCCTGCATCTGATATAGCTTTAACAGGGCTACCTTCAACAGGTTTAGATACTGGTACAGATTTCTTAGGGGCGGGTTCTGAGGTTTCATTGCCTACCTTATTCATCTCTTCTCTACTTGGGCGTTTCTTATCTTTGCCTTGATACTTCCAGTTAGCTAATGCTCTACCTATGGCAGATGTCTCACAGTTTTCAGCCCAAGCATCTTTATTAACAGGTCCACCTTGACCTTTAGTTTCTTGTGCTATACCTGTAGAGATTGGTAATACTTCTTTTGCGTCAGTAAATATCTCTGCTTTGATTGTTACAGAAGTACCATCATCAGTGATGTGTACAACGTTAGTTTCTATTCTTCCTTTTGGATAATCTGCCCAAAATAATTTGAGCCTATCTTCCACCATTTCATATTCTTCTAAATTGAATCTTCCCATAATTCCTCCTTATTATTTATGTTTTATTATTCTACTATTCTTCTAAGTTTACTAGATATTCTGCAGTCACGCCTTTGTTTGGTTTAACAAATAAGCAGAATTGCGAAGGTCTACCCATACTTGCTAGTTGTTCTTGTGCAAATGTATTATAACTTTCAGTACTTCCATTAACCCACACACGCGTATCATTAATATACATTGTTGTTGGTGTGTGATAGTGACCACATACTGCGTGTGTAAAGTTTTCCATTAATCCATTTGCTGCTAATGCTTTCCAACCTAGTATTTTTTTATTGTATCCATACCAAGGTATACCTGCGTGACCTCTAATTTGGTCACCGTGAAAGCACATAAACTTAGCCTTAACACCTAGGTTTGCAACAAGATACCAGTTACGTTCATTACCTCCATCAGGAACTATGAACTTTATACGTGGTTCATTAGTAAACATTGTCTCTAGTATTTTTCCTAACATACGGTCAGCATTAGTTTCAGGGTTGTAATCTCTACGTGAACGACCACCTAATGCTCCGTGATTACCAATCACCCAGTAAACTTCTACTTCTTCAAATTCGTGTAGCAGTATTGAGAAAAATTTATGCAGGATACGTGGACCATCTACAGTAACTTGCCTGTATAAACTTGCATCAATCAAGTGAGATTGCCCAGGAAAAATTAATTCACCTTCCACTATGTCACCTAGGCATAGTACTGCAGCCTTACGTATGGGGTGATGAGCTCTTTGAAGACGGGCTAGTTCTGAGATTTTATGTGCGTATCTTACAACTCTCTCTTCTGCTTCTTTCGTGGAATACGTAGGTGTAGTCTTAGCTAACTGTATGTCTGATAACAGTGGTACACATAGCTCTTCTCCTACTTTCTTTCGTGTTCTAGGTGGGGGTTTAACTGGAGGTAGGTCTAAAGATATTATACCATCTTTGACTGCAGTATATACTGCGTCAATTAGGTCAGCTTTCTTATCCTTAAGTTTGTCAATCTTCTTGAGTAATCTTTCATTGGTAGCTTTCAACTCAGCATATTTGCTGTCAGTAACTTCCGCGAGAAGTTCTGCTACTTCCTCTTTAGTTCTCTTAACCAATTTCTAACCGTGACTGCAGTAATCTTTATATCGAATTGTTCTTCTAGTATATCCCCGATTGTTACTGCGTTTACTTGCTTGCCTTGCTTTATTAATTCTTCAATGCCATCTAAAAATTCTTGCACTTCTGATGATACATTTTCGTACCACTTTCCCGAATGTGAAACGACTTTATTGAGAAGTTCGTTTATATCTTTACTCATACGTATAATAC